AGAGAAGACAAGCCAGTGGAGAACCTGCTTCATGAGTGAGAGGTGTAAGCAGGCACTGAAAAAGTACATTGGTGACCGGACGGAAGGACCTGTATTTATCGGCAAGCGAGGAAAAGGCGGCATGTGTGATAAGAGTATCGAGGATATGACCAAGGAGATTGCTACGGCAGCAGGCTGTAAGTTCCGTGTGACGGTGCACAGCTTCCGGAAGACGTTTGCATCCCGGGAGTACCGGAGGACGAAGGATATCCTGTTTGTATCAAAGAGACTGGGGCATGCCAGCACGGACGTGACGATTAAGTATTATATCTGTGACGACATTGAGCTGGATCGGATGCAGGCTATGGCAGCGTGAGAGAAGTTATTTGACCATATTTGCATAATGAAGTATAATTGTTTTGTAGAATTAGTGCCATTGCGCCGAATATACAAGACAGAAAATTGCTTGTATATTTGGCTTTTTTTATTATAGAGAGGAAGTGAGATAGTGGAGAATTACGAAAAAGCAGAACAGGATTATATATCAGGGATGAAGTATAAGGACATAGCTGAAAAGTATGGAACCACTATCAATACTGTCAAGAGCTGGAAAAAGCGGTACTCATGGAGCAGAGAAGAGGGTGCACACAAAATAGAAAAGGTGTGCACACAAAAAAGCAAGGGTGCACCCAAGAAGAAAACACCTATAGATGATGGTACGAAAGCAACATTACAGAATGATGATCTGACACCGGAACAGCAGATGTTTTGTATATATTACAGTAGAACTTTCAATGCTACTCAAAGTTATTTGAATGCTTATGGATGCAGTTATGATGTAGCAAATGCCAAAGGCCCATTATTGGTTGTAAAAGATAGTATTCACCGAGAAATCGAACGTCTGAAAGAAATCAAACGCCAGCAGATAGTAGCCGGTGCAGATGATATTGTGGAATTGCAGATGCGTATTGCTTTTGCAGATATTGGAAATTATGTCTCGTTCGGGCAAAAAGAAGTAACTGATATAGAGACAGACGAAACATATATGGTCAGCGTGGTCGATCTGAAAGAATCCAAAAACACGGACACACAGCTCATACAAGAGGTAAAGCGTGGAAAAGATGGTGTATCGGTCAAGCTTGCAGATAAGCAAAAGGCTATTGACTGGTTGTCAAGGTATTTCCTGGTGCATCCAGATGATAAGTATAAGGCAGAATTTGACAAGAAGCGAGCAGAGGTTAAGGATGATACAGGAATGCAGATCTTGCAGAATATGCAGACGATAGCGGATATCCTGCAGAACCCAGTAGCCAACCGAAGAATAGAAGACCTGGAAGAAGGTGATCGGGATGAATAAACCGGCACCATTAAGCCAGAGACAGTATGAGTATATGCAGCGATGCATGATTAGCTGGTTCAATGTGGCGGAAGGTGGAAAGCGAGGCGGTAAGAACGTGCTTGCAACGATGATCTTCTGTTCCCTGCTTGAAACGCACAAAAACAAGATACATCTGGTAGCAGGCGTATCGAATGCGACCGCAAAGCTTAATATCCTGGACTGTGACGGATATGGATTGCTCAATTACTTTGAGGGCAGACACCGCGAGGGAAAGTATAAGGATCGTGACTGCGTTTATGTTCAGACCAAGACTGGGGAAAAGATTGTGCTTATATCCGGTGGAGGTAAGGACGGAGATGAGAAGCTTATTAAAGGTAACACCTATGGCATGGCGTATGTCACGGAAGCAAATGAGTGTCATCCGAAGTTTTTGAAAGAAGTCTTTGACCGTACGCTGTCAAGTTCCGACCGAAAGATATTCCATGACCTCAACCCGAAAGAGGAAGAACATTGGTATTATACAGAGATACTTAAATTCCACGAGAAACAGCAGGAGAAAAATCCAGATTACGGATATAACTACGGACATTTCACCATTGCGGACAACATGAGCATGACGGATGACCAGATCAGGAAGGTCTTAAGCACCTACCAGAAGGGAACAGTCTGGTATAAGAGGGACATCAAAGGCGAACGAGCGGTTGCAGAAGGGATTATCTTCCGGAAGTTTGCGGAGAATAACGAACCATATCTCTATGATGAGGATACAGATCCGCTGTTTGAAAGGGATATGAATGGTGACCTGGTGCACCGGCCGACAAAAATAACGATGGGAATAGACTTCGGAGGGAATGGATCTATGACAACCTTTGTGCTGAAGCTTTACTTCCACGGATATCATGACCTCAGAACAGCAGAGGAAGCCAATCTGGAGCTGTCACCCGATATAGATGCAGAAGAGATCTGTAACAAGTTTATTGAGTTTTACAGGTTTTGTAAGAAGTTATACGGATACATAGACTATGTATTTCCAGACAGCGCAAGCACAACGATGATAAATAGCCTGCGGAGTGCTGCGAGAAAGGCGGGACTGCCATACCGGAATATTAAAGGTTGTAGGAAGAATGAAGTATCAGACAGGCCACGGACGTATGACATGCTGATGAATACCGGAAGGTGGAAGATAAACCGGAAGTGCACGAAGCTCAGGAGTGCGATCGGCAAGCTGAAATGGGATCCCGATCATCCGGACATACCAGAGGACAAGAACATTGGAAACTGCAACGACTGGTGGGATGCGGAAAATTATACAATTTTGGATTTTATCGAATATATTGATTTGGACAGATAGGAGGAATCGACAAGGAAAGAATGTGTAAATGCTTATTTAAATACGCTTGGATATAGCGTGAACAGTGACGCTTTGGGGGTTATACAGAAGTGTGATGACTGGTATTCGAATCGCTTGATTGATGAGTTTCATAAAAGAGTAAATCTCAATAAAAAAGAAATTGAATTATCAAGAATGAACTTTGCAAAAAGATGCTGTTCCGACGATGCAAATTTATGCGAGATCATATCGGTTGCACCAGAAAAAGAAGCAGCACAGGAGTTTATAAATTCGTTATTGGATAAAAACCGGTTTGATGTCAGATATCGTGAGCAGTTGGAGAAAACATCTGCGACAGGAACGGTGGGAGCCTACATATATCTTCAAGATGCAGAGTATATAAAAGGCAGTGCAGACACGGTAACGGTCAGAGGTGGAGATATTCGGATTAATTACTGTGATGCAGACTGTATCATTCCGTTGACGGTCGAGAATAAGCTTGTGACAGAATGTGCGTTCTCTGTAACGAATATCGCAAAGGGAAAGGAACGTACAACGCTGGTAATTTTTACAAAAAATAAAGTGGGAGCTAATTTTTTCTACAAAGCGGATACTATTGTGTTTGATGAGTCAGGGAAAAAAATAGAAGCGGAATCATCCAGCCTGCAACTTGGTGAAGTTAAACCATTTTCTGTGATGATGAATGCAGAAGTAAATAATATTGAGAATATGGAAGGCTATGGTCTTCCGAAGATTTATAATTCTATTCCTTTATTCAAAGCAGTAGATCTTTGCTATAACATCCTGTATGGAGATCTTGATAAGGGACAAAAACTCGTTTTTCTTAATGAGTTGCTTGCATGCATTCAGAAAGATGAAGATGGAAGACCTTATCTGACACCGCAGCAGAAAGAACTTTTTATTTTGCTGGGGGATTCCGGTGGTAAATTACCAGATGAGAAAACATTGGTACAGGAATATAACCCGGAAATCAGAGTGGATCAGATTACAAAAGCATTTGAGCTGGTTCTGTCATTGTTGTCTATGCAGTTTGGATATGGCAGCAAAAAATATACTTTTGAAAATGGTCAGATTAAGACTGCAACGGAGTATATTGGTACAAAGCAGGATGCCATGCAGGAATTGAATAAGCAGAGAAAACAGGCAACCGATTATATCGAGGATATTATTCATGCGGCAATGTGGTTTTCTAATCAGTTTTCCGGGACTGCGTATGATCTGAATGAAAAACTGTCCATTGAATTTGATGACTCTTATGTCGAGGACAAGCAGGCAAAACTGGAATCAATGAGAGCAGATGCATTATCTTTTCCAGAAGTGCCAATTTTAAAAGTGTGGTATCTGATGGAGAAATATAATATTCCTGAGGACGAAGCAAAGAAATATATGCAGTACACAGAGGAGCCAATTGATGATTTAGATGACTAGGAGGTGTGTGAAGGGCATTATCAGAACAGCAGATTGATGTTTTAGCGGATAAATACATAATTGGACTTTACCAGGATTTAGAGGATGAGGTCATAGCTGATATTGCCCGGAGAGTGCAGAAAACTGGACGATATACTGAAACAGCGGAACTTATGGCAAAATCAATGGTGGAGAATGGATTTTCTGCGGATAAAATCCGTGTAGAAGTCATGAAAATGCTTCGTGCTGATAAAGATTTTCAGATGGCGGTTGCAGAAAACACTATAGCATATAAGCGAGAGGTGCAGCAGATTATTAATAATACCGTAGAATCTGCGAAGGAAGCTGGAGAAACATTGGCAGCGGAAGCCGGTGATATGGCATGGAATAATGATCTTTCTATGTGGGAGCAGCAGGGGGAAGATCTGACAAAGCCAAACAGCTTAAGCAAATTTGTAAGGGCATCTTTTTTGCAGACAACCGGAGCACTTAGGAATCTGACAAAAACAATGGGATTCAAGAATACATCACTTGGCACAACTGGTGTAATGGACATGTATCAACGAGAGATGGATCATGCACTGATAAAAGTATCGACAGGAGCTTTTTCTTTTGACCAAGCAGTAAAAGACTGCGTTCACAGGCTTGCACAGAGCGGATTGAGAAGTATTGACTATGCAAGTGGAAGATCATATCAATTAGATGTGGCTGCCAGAATGGCTGTCAGAACTGGAATGTCACAGTTATCTGGAAAAATCACAGAGGAAAATCTGAAAAACTCCAATCATGACCTTGTAATCACAACTCAGCACATGGGTAGCAGACCGGATCATGCAGTATGGCAGAATAAAGTGTTTTCCTATTCTGGAAAAAGCAAGAAATATCCGGATTTTGTCAAAGAAACAGGGTATGGAACTGTCACAGGATTAAAAGGAGTAAATTGCACGCATGATTTTTATCCATATTGGGAATGTGCATCTATAATCCCAGAGGATATAAAAGAGCCTGCTCCAAGGACAATCGGCGGAAAGACATATACTTATTACGAATCTACGCAGAAACAGCGTCAGATAGAGCGGCAGATCAGAGCAACCAAGAGAGAAATTGAAGCAATAAAAAGTATTGGCGGCGATGCACAGGATTTGCAGAATAAATTGCGTGGTCAGATGGCAGATTATAAAAGCTTTTCAAAGGCTGCCGGATTGAAAGAACGGGATAATCGGCTTAGAGTAGTTACTGGAACAACAAACAGGCCAATAAGCAGGACTAAAATAGATGTTGATGAAACAACTCGTTCAAAGAAAATTGTCAAAATAACAGATGAGAGTTCTAAGGGAAAATTAATTGAAAATACTGAAAAAAGTAGTAAAATATTATCAACAGACGAAGTGATAGATATCGCAAAACAATTTGGCGAGGATATATTGCAAGGAAAAGACAAGCTTGTCTTTGATAATGGTAATCCGATATACGATTATATTGCAAGAAAGTTAAAATATGATGCATTGCCAAAGATAGTTGATTCTGCTAGTTTTGCGGAAATTGCCAAAGATAGTCCGATAGGTGTTATATATCGTGGAATAGCTGCTGACACTAAGGAAAAGGCAAAGCAATATGCAGAGGAATTTATGCATGGGAAGATGTTTGCAGGTAAAAAGTATGTATATGGAAGTGGAACATATTTTTCACCAGATAGAGATGTCGCTCAAATGTATAACGATCAAGGAGTTATGCTTAAAGCAATACTTGACAAAGATGCAAAAATTGTAAATTATGAAGATATCATAAATGAATACTCTAGTACGGGCGCAGATGTGGCAAAGTTACAGAAAGGAAACAACACTGAGGCTTGGGAAGACATACTATCGACAGTTGGTGAATTTGCTTCTATAAAAGGATATGATGCAATAAATATGAATGGATCATTTGGTCAAAATCACGTCATTGTTTTAAATAGAGGAAAGGTAGTAATTGAAGAATGAATGAAGATAAAAGAACGATAGAGAGTATAATGGATAGATTTGCAGGCGGTTTAATGGTATACATAGATGATTACTATGCTTCGACAAGGAATGGAATATATAAGCCAGTTGTTGATTATGTGATTCCGCATGATGACTATATTTCAGAGCATAGTCGGGAAATTATGGATGAACTCCGAACACTGAAACCAGTACGTGAATATTCAGATGAATTAAAAGATGTTGCTAGACAGTATTTACCGAGTTTCATTAAAAAATATCCGCATTATAAAGATGCAGATTGCCTTACTTTGGAGTGAGATGGCATTATTTGCAATAAAACATATATTTTACATTGATAACATGCAAAAAGTGTTGTATAATACCACTAGGGGTGATATATTGAATCCTAGTAGATTTACCTGGTATCCGTGTCCGAAGTGCGGAAGCAAGCTATTGGCAATTAATAAGGATACCGAAGTGAAGAACCTGCCGTGTAAATGCAAACATTGCAGGAAAGAAAGTTTAATAACGATAGTGCCGTATAGAGCCGATTTAGTTAAGTCTTGAGACAGGACTTGATTGATCGGCTCTTTTTAATTGCCGCGGATTGATGTAATGGCAGCATGCCGGTTTCCTTGTCCGGTAGCGGTGGTTCGATTCCACTGTCCGCAATTACCCATATCGCAGAAAGTGCGATTAATCAAATCATTTTAGGAGGATATATGAAGAACATTTTTGAAATCATGAAAGAGTTCGGACTTGAAGTAGAAGAGGATAAGAAAAAGGACTTTGAAAAAGCAGTGCTTGAAAATTACAAGACATCTGCAGATTATGATGTGCAGGCTGAAAAACTGAAAACGGCAGAGGGTAAGGTGACGACCTTAACAGAAAGCTTGGACAAATTTAAGGATGTTAATGTAGATGACTTGAACGCTACAATCGAAACTTTAAAAACGGATCTTGCGAACAAAGATCGGGAGCTAAAGAACAAAATTGCGGATCGTGATTTCAATGATCTTCTGAAAGACAGCATTGCTTCTGCACATGGGAAAAATGCCAAAGCAATCATGGCTCTTTTGGAC